TACCTAAAAGTCTCTCAATTGGGACTTTAAAAAAATTTTCTGACATTTCCCCTCGTCTTTTTTTACTTAAATATATTTGTTAGTCCTGCTAGCATGGCCACAATAGCAGCAACTAAAGAGCCTACCCATAACAAAGTTCTAATACTAGTTTTCCCTTGAGTGGCCATTGTTTTTAGTTCTAAAATTTCTTTGTGTAAAGCGTCAATTCTTTTATCTGTTTTATCTTGATTTTCAAGAATTTTTTCATATCGTTCTTTACACACAGCTTCGTGAGTACTCAAAGAAGCTTTAGTTTCTTGAGTTCTCTCGTGTAATATATTAACATCCTTCTCTAAGTGGGTTGTAGTAACCTCGGCCACTAAACTTCTCCTTTTTTTTATGTTTTGATAATAAAGTTAACTACGACTGTTGGAAAAGTCATGTTAGGTGTGATAGCTGAGTGAGCAGCTACCGCAGTAACAGCTGTAGCCGTTGAAGAGTCTTTAGCTGACGTAGCAAAAGTTGCTGTTGTTAGTGAGTGAGCACTGATTGATGTAGATTCTGAAGGCTTAACAGAACTTGCTGACATAGCGTGAGTAGTAGTACCTAGAGTGCTATTGTTAGCGCCTTTTCCTAATGCTAGTTTGTCCCTAAAATCTGGAACATTGAAAGTTGTGTTGCTATCTCCTGCTCCAAAAGCCGTTCCTACTGTTGCAAAAAGATGTGCATATGTTGTTCTTGAAACAGCACTGCCATCACACAAAAGATAGTTAGCTGGAACGGTCGCTCCTCCAAAACCCATGATAGCTCCAGAAGGAACTACTTCAAAACCTCCTGCAGTGGACCCATCGTGAATACGAATACTTTCGGTATCTGTATCTAAAGAAAGTTCTCCGACAGCTCCTGTGAAACTATCATTTTGTGATGTTGTGCCTCTTCTAAATTGTACCTGAGTGGCCATTTGTTTTTCTCCTTAAATTATAGTGCGCCTAAGTCTAGTGTTGCTAGAGTAGTTTCAAAAGGCATATCTAATAAATCGTTAATTACGGTAATTCCTTGTCCAAAAGCGTCTATTGTAGCATCTGTTAGGTTTCCTAAATCAATATTACTTGCCAAATTTACTGAAGGGTCGTTTGCCCCTGATGCTGCAGCGGCAAAAGATAGAGTACCAGAACCATCTGTTGTAAGAACTTGGTCGGCATCGCCATCTACCGTAGGCATATTAAACGCAACACCGTTTGATGTAAGAATAAGTTTACTTCCATCAGATGAAACAGATTCATCAGAGTCATGAAGTTGTAGTGTAGGGGAACCCCCAGTGTCATTTAACAAAAGTCCGGTATCATGCACGTGAGTCAAAGTAATTTCGTCATTTGTCCCAAAAGAAATTATAGCGCCGTCATGCTGAAGTTCTAAATCTTGGGTTAAAGTAACATCACCGTCTGCCCCAATAGCAATTGCATCTGGGTCACTGGCAGAACCAATTGTGCCAGCGTCTTTAATTTTTATGTCATCTGCCAAAGTTACGATACCGCCAGAAGAAATCTGCATTGCTGACGTAGAACCAGCAGAACCGATATTACCATCATTAGGAACAATCACACCACCATCCGCAGAAAGTGTGATAGTAGTTGCTGTAATCGCTCCGGTATTAGCTGTTCCTCTAACATCTAAGTTGTGAGAAGAGATAGCAGTAGCATCTCCAATAATAACATTACCTGCCCCACTAGCTGCATGTGTCCTTACTACAACATTAGCATGAGTTCCGAGACTAAGAGTAGTAGCGACAGGAGCAGTATTGCCAGCAAGACCAAGACCTAAAGTTACAATATTATTACCTGTTACAGCTAAATCATCAACTAAAGTAGCCTTGCCATCAGAGGCTACAGTGATCGCTGCAGGAGTTGTAGCACTACCAATTGTGCCGCCATCTTTAATCTTAATATCATCTACAAACGTTACAATACCGTCTGAAGCGATTCCTATAGCTGTAGGAGCTGAAGCGCTACCAATCGTTCCAGCGTCTTTAATCTTAATATCATCTGCAAACGTAACGATACCGTCAGAAGCTACAGTAATTGCTGCTGGAGTTGTAGCACTACCTATGGTGCCGCCATCTTTAATCTTAATATCGTCTTTGAATGTAACGATACCACCAGAGGAAATTTGCATAGCATCAGTAGCACTCGCAGAACCAATATCCCCATCATCAGGAACTTTGAGTCCTCCACTAAATGTTGCTACATCACTAAATGTTACTTGTCCAGAGGCAGCAATTGTTATAGCAGCAGCGTCTGATGCTGAACCAATGGTTCCTCCATCTTTAATTTTAATATCATCTTTGAATGTAACGATACCGTCAGAGGAAATTTGTATAGCATCTGTGGCACCGACTGATCCTACATCACCATCATTAGGAATAACTATGTTACCGCCAGTGGTCATTGTACCCCCACCGGTATAGGTTCCTCCACCTATGATATTACCACCAGTTGAAAGAGTAGTAGTAATATGAGCATTACCTGTCACATGAACATTAGCTGTTGGGTTCATTGACGCACCGAATGCTATTCTATTTTCAGTCGCGTGTACATTCGCCACATTAGTAACGTCTGCACCAAGTCCGCCTAAAAATTTATCGACTCTTGTTACCATTTATTTTTTCCTTTTTCTAGTGGCAGCCTTCACATATCTTTGATTCTTTTTCATAGACTGTGTGGGCTTAATTCTTGCGAAGCCACTACGAACTGGCTGTAATTTTTTATGTGCAGGACCGATACGAGGCATTAACGATATTTCCTTGTAACCATATTTTTAAATGGAGTTTTTGATGCACAGAATTCTTCCTCACTCATTCCTGTAGGACGGCGACCCACAGCTTTAGTCACCATTCTACCAAGAGGAGTATAAAAAGCACACCACGGTTGTGTTTTTTTCTTGCGTGTATCCCTACTCATCGTTTCCCAACGAGCAGGACCGTAGTCTGACTTTGGAATCCTTTTCATTTTTGCCATAAAGTTTGTCCTTTTTAAAAAATGCTCTTTATAATTTACTTTACAATATGCTAGAAGTCAAATTAAAATTTGTAAACTATATTAGAATTTGCGTATTTCCAGAGCTAAACCTGAAGCTAACGTAGCGTCCTTAAACTGTACATTATGTGTAGAGTTTCCTAGCACATATTGATCTTCGTTTTGATATATTCCGTTTAAATAAACTAAAACTTTGTCTATATCGCTTGTTGTCCCGCCTGTTGCATAACTGTTTGCTGTACTAGTAGTATGAAGAATGTTAGATACTGTAATATCAGAAGAAGAAGCAGAAGCAATACCTGCAGCAAGGGCAGCAGCGTTAGTGGCTCTAGTAGATTCTAATGCTTTAGCATCTAATTGGGTTTGAATTCCTGAAGAAACTCCGTCTAGATGTCCAAGCTCTGTAGTCGTGATATCTGATATAGCAACTTTTCCTGATCCACTAGAGACTAACGCTCTTGAAGCAGTTAAATCACTAGTAGTAATAGTAGAAACAGCACCAGCAATATTATTAGTCCTACGAGTCTCCACTGCGGCAGCATTATCACTGACCACGTTAATATTCGCGTCTAATCTAGTAAACGTAATAAAGTCATTAGAGGCAGCTACTAACGTATTAGCCGCTATTCTAGCTTGTAGTGCGGTGTCCTCATCATTCATTAAAGTAACATTAGCAACACGCCTACTTTCAGTAGCAGCTACGTTGTCTTGAACAGTGTTAATATTTGCAGTTAAAAGAGTATAGGTTACAAAATCATTAGCACCAGCTAAGCTAGCTGTTGCTTCTGTTTTTGTCATTTTTTTAGTTTGATCGGCACTAACATCTACAACAACGAAAACGTCTGCATCAGCGGCATCTGCTGCTGATAGTGCTGTTAGGTCTGTGATTTTTACGTTAGCCATTTATGTTCTCTCTTTATGGGACTAGCTGCTCTGATGCTATAATATCTCCACCTTGAGTTAGTAAGAAACCTCCATCTTGGGCAGTGAGCCTAAATACCGCGGGGTCTAAACCATTTCCTGCAATACCTCTATCGTTTTGAGTTAGCAAGACATTATCATCTTGTGTTAATAACAGATCTAGTGGATCAGGTATTACATCAGACGTAATATCATTTGGTTCAAAAAGTATTAACGCAGGTTCACCGGGGTCACCCCTGAGTTGTTGTCCTCTTAAAATTCTTCCATCTTGCGTGGTAAGGTATAAAAAATCTTGTTGTCCTGTGGAGGCCGCTAATCTAGAAATAGAGGCAAGAGATATTCCTAGACCCGACCCGAGACCGGCCATTATTCTCTCTCGCTTATGTACACAATTCCTGTTGAACTTACTGCAATTACACTTATATGTGTATGATAATCTACAGTGCTTGATACGTCTGTGCCTAGTGCCATATCTAACGGCACATTTGCAGGTATGTAATGACTGCTAGAGGTAGCAGTTACACTAGAATCACCTGTTGCAAAGTACATAGGTTCTGTCGCTGTCACAGTAATTACTTGTGCGCCGGTAGAAAAAGCACTGCTTCTTTGAGCAGCACTAGAAGTTACCGAGGTTAGTTCTTGTGCAGACCCGCTTCTAAATCGTAATACAGGAATAGCTGCTCCAGCAGCGTCTCTAGGTTGTTTAGCCGTTGCCATTGAACAAATCCTTCATTAGCTTATCATAGTTGTTAACTTGAATAGCTACTTGCGGTGATTGTTTTTTGGGTTTAGCTGTCTCCTCTAAATCATTTAAATGTTTCATCCAGTCTAACAAATCGCGTTTAGACCAAACACCTGATTCTAGTGCATCCTGTACTTTTTGTTCAATTACCTGATTAACAAGTTTCATACGACGCACTCGATTTAAATATCCTTGTGTAACATAGACATTATCAATATACTTTTTAACATCATCTTTTTCTAATACAGCGGCTACTCTGTCCTGAGTCACTCCATACTCTTCAGAAATCTTATCTAAATCACGACCATCTAAATAATCATTTGCAATTGCTAATAAAACAGGGTCAAGTTTAGGAGTTTCTAAACTTTTATTTAAAGCATCTACATCATGTTTAGGGGCTAATACTTCTTGAGACATTACTTCTTCCTTGGGCCTCCCGGTTTAGGAGAGGCCTTTGAGCCTCCTTTACCTGCCCACAAAACTTTGCGTGCCCAATAATTAGCTGAAAATTTATCATTTTTGGTCAACTGACCGTCTTTATCTCTAATGCCCGCACTTCGAGCCATATAAGATGCACGAGCTTTAGAAGAATAATTATGTCCATAACCTTTTTGACCAAATTCTACCACTTTAATTTGATCACCTTTTTTAGCTAAAACTCTCATTTTCTTTTTAGAGGAAGAGGGTGCTCGTTTTGGTTTATTGAATCCAGGAAAACGCTCTCCTCGATAAACCACACCTCCTTTTGTTCTTTTTGTGTCTTTAGCTGTTGCCATTAAAATTCTCCTTTAATTTTATTGTATACGTCCGTTGCAAAATGCTTATTGTCTTCTAGATTCATATGGTTTCTAGCGATAACAGAAGTCAAAACTAAATCACCTTTGCTATCTTTTTCATATAAATTTGTCCAGTAATCGCACGATAAATTTTGTCCATTCGTAAATTTGTAGTGCTGTGCATCAGTCCAGTATATGTGCAAGCATGAATGTTTTTCTAAAGCTTTGTCCCATCTTTCATAGTCATGTAAAGTTAAATCTGGTTGTTCAAAATACTGATCTGATCTCATAGGATGAGTATGAAAGATTATAGTAAAATCACGCTCTTCACTATACGTTTTTAAATAAGTATATAAAATAGTTGACTCTGCCGCCCCTGATATACCATAAGAATGTATTTCTGCATCTAATTGCAAAGCTAAGTGACTTATCCAAGATCCTTGCCTAACATGTTTTGGCATTCTTGCTAGTTGTGCAAAAGAGTCTCCAAAAACTAAAATTCGGTTAGCTGCGCCATCATTTACGATAGCGGGTAATTCATACTTAAAGTAAAAATGCACTACCGCCTCTTTTTAAATCCAAGGGGTTTTGTATATTTAATAGGATAACCCAATTTGCGTGTTTGTTCAATAAATTTTTCCAAACGTTTAGTTGAAAGCTTTCCTCGCACGGCCAGCTTTCTTATACGACGTGCACCGGGCACATTCATAGGACGACCCGGCGCTGTTTTTTTATTTAATGCCATTAGAATATTGTCTCCCAGTTTAATTGCTTTTTAAAATATTGCGTTAGCTTTATAGCTAGTAGTAAATTACCAGGTTGTGTAGCATGGTTAGCTGAACTACCTTGTAGTGATTCATCAAAGCGAAAATCTTTATCTTTGAATTTTGGAACAGAGTCAGTACAATGAGTTAAATGATATTTAGTGTGAAAGCTCGTCCCCTGTTTAAATTTATAAATAGGCTTTTCATCTAGCCAATATAAATGAACGGTAGAATCATTTATATAGTTATCCCACTCTGCATACTCTGAATATGTTAAGTGTGGCAGATTATGAGTGAAATCTAATCTACTTTCTCGGGTATGGTAAATAATTGTAGCATCTCTAGGTTCATCTAGAGTACGCTTGAAAAGCTCATAACAAAGTTGCTCTGAGCCTCTACATACCCCATAAGTAATAACTCTAGCTTGTAAAAAAGTAGCTAAAAACCACATCCAAGAATTTACCGTGTTATTAGCAGGAGGGTCAAGGCTCATTCCAATCTCATGCGTTTCCGCAGCGTCTGCAAAACTATCACCATAAACCATGATAGTTTTCTTTACCTCAGTCTCCGGCGTAAAAATAAAAGGGAGTTGTGGATACTTGGATAGATTAATTGGCTTAACCACCAACTCCCTTTCTGTATGCCCGCGTTTTTTTCGCGATTTTACGAGGTTGCTTCACAAATTGACGACCTTTTTTGGTGCCCTTGCGTTTAGCGGCGTTCGTTGCCCTCTTCTCACCAGGAGAAAGAGCAGCCCAAGCAGCTTTAGGTAAATACCTTCCACGTTTAGCACGAGGCTTTTTAGCTTCGCCTTTAGATGAATATCCCCATTTCTGACGAGTCCAAGCTTTCAAGGACCGTTGAGATTTCTTTAAGGCCATCTACTTCTTCTTCTTTTTAGCCAAGATCGCTTTTTGAAGTGCGGGAGGAAGTTTCTTTTGAGCAGCGGTTAGACCGTTACCAGCCTTCTTCGCTCCGTTTTTCTTCATTGTCTTCTTTTTTCCATTTGCTTTTTTATGCATAGCCATTATCGTCTCCTTTTTACGCCCAAGGCGCTTGTTTTGTAGTAACATAAGATTTTAGTTCAATTAGTTGGTTAATTTGCTCCTCTTTACGAGCTTGCGCTTCTTCAAGAGACTCTCCTTCTACATCAGCGTAAGTCTTTAAAATCCATTCAAGAGCTTTTTCTTCTGTAACGTTCTCAAATGCAATCCAATTCTCTGCGTCAACAGGTTCGAGAGCAGCAGATCCATAAATCCAAGCTTCTGTGTCTTCAGTTGCGCCAGTAAACTTCCAATGAATAGCACGAATAGCATCTTCTAAATCGTTGACATCATCTCCCATAAGCTCGTTGGACACGTCCATTGGACCGATTTCCCAAGTATAAGTAACTTCCATTTTTTTTCTCCTTAACAAATTGATCCCATTATCATTCGATCAAAATAAATTGTTAACATTGTGTTTGTATACCATGTCCAAAATTCAACAATCATCGTTTTCGTTTCTTTTTAGCAGTTATCTTTTTTTGCTGATTAATAAATGCTCTATATACACGGGCTGCGCTTGGCTTGCCCGCTACGCGGGCACGCTGCTCCATAGCGATAGCAGCTTGTGTCTTATGAGCATGACTTTTGCCGCTTCGACGAATGCGAGCCACGCTTGAGCGAGCGTCTTTCACGGTGGCAAACTTTAACCCCTTAATCGTGCCCTTGGGATTCTCATCAGTATACAAGTCCGAATGCTTTTTTGAGTTGGCCCGCTGGCCCTTACGTCTTGGAATTCTTGGCGCCATTAGCTTTTGCCCCTACGTCCTAAATCTTTCTTCTTGCCCTTGTATGGCCCTGACTTTCTCGCAATTAAACCTCGTGCAACTAGGCGAGCACGGTTCGTAGAACCGATAGCTTTGCCTGCACGGTGCTTGCGGAGCAAGGCAGCGTAGTTGATACGTGGTTTACGTTTTTTCAACGATATCCGCCTCCGGCGCGTTTGTAAGCTGCGGCTAACATTTGAGCCTTACGGGCAGACCACTGCCCTGGCGCTCCTCCTTTGCCGCCAGCTTTGATTCTCTGAAAAAGTCTTTTTCTCATCGTTGGCTTCGTATAATTACCTGCCTGATTCACACGACTTTTTGTTTTACGTTTAACCTTTTTTCTAGCTGGCATTTCTATCTCCTTAACAAGGGTCAGCAGTTTTAACTGACTCAACCTTTCCGGTTTCGGTATTAACTTGTTTAAAAAAGAGTTTATCACCTTTTTCCAACTTCCATTTTTTAACAAGTAAAAAAGCTGTTTCTCCACTAGGAGCAGGGTTGGTGTGTACTTCATGACATCCTACCCAGTGGTAAGCAATCTCTCCTTTTTTATATAAAGGGGCGCATGCTGTTGCTACTAATGTAGCTGCTAAAATTAAAAGTGTTTTCATTTTTTATCCCCAATCAGGTGCTTGACACTTTTCGCACCTACACGAATTACATACTTCAATTTCTCTATGAACATCATCCACACGTTTCCATAAAGAGTTACCACAATGAGATTCGTGTCCACAATTTTTACAGTAGAATACGCCCCATTCATCGGCCATCATTACTTTTCTCCTTAATTATAGTATACGCTGTTTTACCTCATACCTCTAATTGTTTTTTTTAAACTGTAGCGTCCTGCTGATAACGAAGGATGCCACTAATAATAACTACTCCAAAAGGAGTCATTAGCCCCTCATCAGTTTCTGTTGACGTAATTATAACATCAGTAATTTCTCTAGCTTGTGCTGTAGCTTCTGACGTTAAATTTTCTAATACAAATTCAATGTCATCTGCTAAGTCCTCTTCTGTTTCTATAGTTGCTTCATCTTTAATATATGCCCTAATTTCAAAACCAAAAGTTCCAAATCTAACACCTGCACCAATCTCAATTCGATCTTCTCCAGTTGCAGTTACGCAAAGAGTAGGAAAATCATTAATCTCATTTAAATATTTCATGCGACGAAATACATTGTTAAAGACGTTTGTTTTATAGGTATAACCATTACGGACAGGAACTGTTCTAGCATCCTGTTGTCCATTTATTCTTTTTAACTCAGTTACTAAAAAGTCAATTATTTGTGTTCTGCGACTCATATTCGTACACCCTTTTTAACAATTCACTCATGGATATGAGTTCATCTCTTATGATTTGTAAGATTGAATATTTTATCTTACTTCTTAATCTATTATAGTCCTCTCTATTAAGAATCCACCTGAACAATAATTTTTTAGCCTGCTCTGGGGTGCAACTTAAATTATTTTCTTTAAGCCACTCAATATAGCAATAATAACTAGGAATACTAAAACCTAAATACTCATTGTATACCATATCGGTCTCCAAAGGTTTCCAATCAGGGTGTAAAGGGCAGCGTAAATCTAAACATTCCCTACCTTCACCATCTACAGGGATGCCTCGTTTATTATACTCAACAGGAGGGTGGCCTGGCCAAAAGTAGTTAGCTATACCATCATCTTCAAAAAAGTCTTTTGCATAAATTAAGGGTCCGTAAGTTATATAGCCTTCAGGACTTTTTGCACTCATAAGTATAGTTTTCCTCTCCCTCAAACTTACTAGGCATCTCTAGTTCTATCACATTTACCTCATCAAAAAAAATTTCAGCGTATTTTATAAAGTTTTCTACAGACAAGTCATCTATATTAATTTCATGATGTTCTAATCTTTCCACACTATAGTTTGGATTTTTTTGGCACCATAAAACATAATTAACATAATCTTTTGGTAAAGTAAATTGTTGAGAATCTGATTCTGACGTAATTTTAATTACTCTAATTTTTCCTTTAGCTAAATGGGCTAATAAACTAGGTTCTACTGGTCTATAAAATATTTTATCAGTTTCTTTTGATTTAATATACATATCATATCTAATATGTTGATCTTGTAATCCTACTATTTTTTTGACACTTAATAGTTGGAATCTGTCATTTTCATAAATCATTTGTAATGGTATCATACCAAGGTTACCTTGTCAAGAATTCTCTTGCAGATTTTTCAAAAATCCTGTCTCGGGGCCGAGCGGAGGTGCCCAAATCGGGCGGTGCAGGTCAAGTCCTGCTAACCGCCCCCTTTTTTAATGCACCGTCTCGAACCAGCTTGCAATCACATCAGGATTGGCGCGGAAGCTCGTGCCCTTGCTCCGCAACTCGATCCGCACCTCACCGTTGCGAATGCTATCAATGAAGCGGCTGGGGATGATCTGGCGGCAGACGGTCAGCGCGTCGAAGGTCACGGTCTCGCCTTGTTTGGTCGCCTTAACCATTGCGAGGTTCGGCATTTTCTCAACAATGCGAGAGATCAGCGTTGCCTTGTCCCATGCGACCAAGGTCTCGCCACCATGCTCGACAACAAATTGATTGCCGCGCTCGGTCAGGCCATCACCGACGCGGACGGTCGACTTGTTGCGCTTGGCTTTGATCTCGGCGGGCTTGAAGCCCTCGCCTTTGCAAGAGAAAATGGTCAGCTCGCCCGTCCGATAATGCACCTTCGCCTCGGTCGCAATCTCAGCAAAATCCGCGCCCGATTGATTGCCAACGATACCGCCGATCATCAGCTCTTCGAACAGCTCGCCCACGGCTCCGGCGCTCTTGCGCGTGACAACGTGCGGCTGGCTGGCGACGGCGGCGAAGCGGGTGGTGAGGTCTTGGAAACTGTTAATCATCTGAATAACTCCCTTGTTTGATGATCTAAATATAAGGATTGTCGCGACGGATTGCAACCCTTTTTTTCACTTTTTTTTAATTATTTTATCCTTATAAATCAAGGGGTTAGCTCGCCGCCGGGGGCCCGTAACCTATTGATATATAAAGGTTTTTTACTTAAAAAAAATGATTTTTTTTTCGTACGAGGGGTTGACATTCAGCCCCACAATCCCCATATTATAGGTATCAACAGAGAAAGAAAACATCATGAAAAAGACAAAGACCACTAACACCCTCGCTGGACCTGTCACAATTACTTTTGAGCTGGTTCGCCGTGAAACATTCTCGACCATACGCATGATCGAGCAGAATGGCAGAAGCCTGAAAAACAAATGGGGCGGATTCCCCTCGGTCCATACTGGCCAACATGATTACATCAACCGCAAATGGAAAGCGATCTAATGAACAACGCACTCGAAAAAGCGATCAAGGAAATGGAAGCGTTTAACACCGAGCAGGCTCGCATGGCTCGCCATAATGATCTAATGGCCGCGCGTTCGGCTGAAATGAAGGCCAGCGCACGCGGTCGCCGCTTTATCGCGAAATATGGTGATCCTATTGACCAGCAAAATAAATTGCCGAAACGCAATTTTTTTGCCTAGCAGGGGTTGACATTCAGCCACACAATCCCCATATTATATATATCGAAACAGCAACAAGGAACTGAAATCATGATGACACGCAAACACTTTGAGATCGTAGCGGAAGCCCTTTTGGAAGCCGCCGTTGATGTTGAGCAGGCTCGCTCGGTTGCCAAGGCTCTGAAAGAGGACAGCGGCAACCCTCGCTTTGATGAAGATCGTTTCGTCCTCGCAGCAATGAATTGGGAGTAAGGTAACCCTTTGAAAACAAAGGGAAAATCGGCCCCGGGGCGCGATTTTGTCAATGATATCAATGACTTAGCTTATATGACGCGCCAGCTGGATGCGAATGATTCTCAATTGCAACGCAACCACGCTCGGCAAGAGAACAAAACGTGAACACGAGTCCCCCCGGGCGCCCGCTAAGTCATTGATATTAAAGGATTTTTTATTTAAAAAAAATGATTTTTTTTCGCTCAAGGGGTTGACATTGGGGGTCGGAATCACTATATTATAGGTATCAACAGAGAAAGGAATAGACCAATGGCTAGCATCAACAACATTTTCCGCACCCACGCTGACATCCCCACGCACGTTCGCGGTTACATCGTCAAACACGCGGACGTGGCGAGCCCTGAGCAGCTCTCGATCGAGTTCATCAACTCGTGGTTCGATGATGCAAATTGGGAAGGCGAGAGTTACGACAATCCTGCCAACTACGACAGTTGAGGGCGTGGCAGAAATGTCACACCCTGTCAAAAAACGACGAGCGGTCGCATTTAGTTGTTGACATTCAAACCAAAAAGCATTATATTATGGGCATGACTAAGAAAAAACGTGAATGGCTTCAAGCCAAATGGAAAGAGGCGGACCAGAAGGCTCGCGCCCTATGGACCACCAACAAAAAGGACCAAGCCGCCTTTTGGTACGCGAGGGCAGATGAAATCAAAGCGGAGTTGACGCAATGAACGCAGGACAAAAACTTTTCCAAGACTATCTCAAGGCGAACGCCGAAGCGGTCAAACGGTTCCAAGAGGAAAACGAAAAACTCCGCAAAGAATACGAAGCGATCATCGAAAAGGAAAAAGCCAATGCATAACCAGAAATCAGACTCCGCCGAGTATATGGCGATCCAGTACCGAGTCCAGTCCAAGACCGAAAAAGATCTCGACAAGGCGGAAGCCCTCATGCTAAAAGCTATTGCGTGGTTTGAACTAGCAGAACGCCTTAGAGGAGAAAATAAATGAGTCCAGAAATGAAAGACACGCTCCGCGACATGGCGGCGCATCCGTTCCGCACCCTTGGAGAATTCGCCTGTATGTTTTCTATTTTCGCCCTTGGGTATGTTTTCTTAGTAGTATTTGGAGGTTAAGTGATGACTGTATCAAATCTAAATGGTGCCTTGTTGGTAAAAGTGTATGGGGCAAGAGAAGATAACGAACGTGTTTACGCATGGTTCGGCAGTTCTCAAATCCATGTGTATGATTCTGATTTGTGTGAAGTCGACGTGTTCACAAACTATGATTTGACAGAAGAGTTTTGCCCTCAAGATCATCTTTCTGCAAGAGCGGAACGCTTCATAGATGAGTATGAAGACGAGCACTTTATGAGAGCGCCTCACACGGACGATATCTTTTATTCGCATGAGTTGGACACTGGAGAATATTTAGAACTTCAATAAAATCAAGGGGTTAGGTCGCCCCCGGGGACAGCCCGGGGACAGCCCGGGGGCTGGCCGCGCCAGTAGTAAGTGGTAAAATTTAGTAGGTAAGTCGGATAAAAAGTAGTAGTTCCCCGGGGGCCGGCTAAGTCATTGATTTAAAAAGAAACTTTCTTTCATTTTATGTAAAATAGTTGTTGACATTCTCGGAAGTTTCCTGTATTATGTGACCAAGATGAAAGAGCAAAAGACATCCCAAGACGTGTTGCAAGTATGTCACACCATACAAAAAAATGCGCCTGTGGATGAATTAGTTCTTGACTTTTAGGGTGGAAAGCCTTATATTATAGGTATGAACAGAGACAACTGGCATCGTTAAACGACTAGGCTAAAAGGCACTGAATGTCTCATAACTCAAAGGAATATCATCACATGACTAAAGTTGAAAACACCATCCGTCAGATTACCTCTTCCGATGTTCAGTTTCTAACCGAAACTGAGTGCCGTAATATCATGGCAGTTCTTGCCATCAAGCAAGAGTCCATAAGTGAGAGGGAACTTGCCGTCCTTGAGGCGTGCGAAGATCGTGTGTACGATCTAGAATGGGGCGATTACGCCGACGAGGGTTTTGACGGCGACCGAGGGTGGTCGGACGAGTTACACGAAAACATGGAATTTGAAGGAGCCGACGAATGGTACTAATTCCAGAAGACATGGAAGTGCCTTTGAACCGTAGAGATACGAGCAAGCCAGAGAATGTGCGCTGGCTAGTTCGTAATCTATCAGTGCTAAATAGTGAGCATCCTAGCTTTGATGATGTGTTCAGAGTATTGAAGCTATTGTTGCGTGGTAAACCAGCGAGGTTTTGATGACTGATTTAATTTTTGGGGTGGTCATGGGCATTAGTATAACTTTGGCAGCATATTTGGTAGTAATTCCAATGGGTTGGTGAGGCCCCGGGGGCGCCGTAAGTCATTGATTTTAAACGAAACTTTCTTTCATTTAGTGTGAAATAGTTGTTGACATTGGGGGTTCATTCGTGTATTATGTCACCATGAAAAAGATAATGATATTTGACCTTGATGGCACTGTAGTAGATTCCGAATGGAGGACACCACGCAAAAAAAGCGGTAGTGTAGATATTAGCAAGTGGGTAGACTTGGCAACTCCAAGTAACATTGCTAAAGACACACTACTTCCGTTGGCTAAAGTAATGAAAAAATCTGTAGCAAGTAAAGATTTCGTTGTAGTAGCAACTGCAAGAGTATTTACTGATGCAGATAGAAAGTTCTTAGTCGATAACGGTATCAATCCTAATATTATTATCAGTAGAAGTAGTAAGGAACTGAAAAAGCCTGATGCTGATTTGAAATGGAACAAGTTGAACAGACTGTTCAATCTCAAACAATTCAAGAATGTTCCAAAACTAATGTTTGATGATAATGGTTCCGTTCTCAGTAAAATGAGAGAAAACGGAATAGTGGCACTAAATAGCCTGAAAGTGAATAAGAGGTTAGCTTGACGATGAACGAAGTAATAACAAAAATTACGCCTAAACACGATAGCACATGGTGGGTAAAGTGGGTAGCCACAGTATTCATCCTAGCAGGCATCATTTCTAGGTCCGCAGGTGGGTCGCCTATCTTTGACTTTATCACCACCATTATCGGTGGAATGGGTTGGGCATGGGTTGGTTATATGTGGCATGACCGTTCCATCCTACTCCTTAACGGTGTGGTAACGTGTATTCTAATTGCAGGATTGTTCAGAGTAATTCTTCAATAGTTTCAAAGGGTTAGCCGCCGCCCGGGGGCCGAGTAAGTAGTTGAAATGTAAGGATATTATTTTAAGATTATTGTTGACTTTTAGTGTTTTTTAATGTTATAATCCTTTTACTGAATCAGACAAGAGGTATTCAAATGAGCCGTTACGATACAAAAGTTGAAATTTATGGAGAGACGTTTAGCGTTTCATATGGTCACGACCTCGCGACAGGGTACTTTGTACAAGTGTACCACCCATCTGTTGATGAGCCTGTCATTGACATCGACGAGCTGTTCGGTGCCACAGTAGGTCTGCGTCCAGCCAGTAAAGACGTTTTCTTGTGCGCGCAAGAAATCGCCAACAAAACCTTTAACAAGATTCGCAGTGGTGAAATTACCATAGAGCGAATGGAACGTGATCCAGAAAATCATCTGGGTGCGCAATTGGCCGCCCAAATGATGCCAACGTCTGGTTCAGCTTAAGAAAAGCGCGGTAGTGAATGTTCTGGAACATCACGCCAGAACAACGAAGGTGATGCTTCGTAACGAGGGGTTCGACTCCCCTCCTTTTCGCGCCAGTATGAACGCTAAGTTGAAAAGCTAAATGTTTTCAAACATTTAGACGAGTCCCGGGGGCCAGCTAAGTCCTTGATTTTAAACGAAACTTTATGTGCGATTTTAGTTGACATTTCAGATTTATTCGTGTATTATCCTAAACATGATGAAGAAACAAAACACACGCACAATCAAGCCACGCAGTCCCAACTGGCGTTTCATGCGAGCGATGGGCCACAAAGTCGTGCCTAACAAGAAGGCGTATTCACGAAAGGGAAAGGCCAAATGGCAATCTTAGCACTTCCCAAGTACGTCAGGGACGGCAATACTTGTCGTCGTGCGAGGTTTTGGGACAAAATCAGTTTTATTTGCAACACTATTATGGAGAATGATACCATGTCGAAAGTAAACTACAGTGAGGAAATGACCTCGAAAATCGTCGCAGACTACGAAGCAGGTCTGCCTGTTGAAGATATTGCTTTGAGCGTGGATCGAAGCGTTCGGTCAGTGCGTTCCAAGTTAGTGCGCGAAGGCGTCTATAAGGCCGCCGAAAAGGCTCCAGCCAAAAAGATGGGGCCGTCCAAAAAAGAACTCTTAATTGAGTTAGAAGGTCTTGCACCGTTTGAGGTGGACGGTCTTAGCGGTGCAACCAAAACCGCAATCTCTACACTTATCAACCACTTTAAGGGAGAAGCATAGTGGCAATGCGTAAAAGCACGCCAGTATATGAGAAGGGTGCCCCCAAGAAAACGAGCATTGGGGGCAACCACGCTCGTATCAAGTTCAGTTCCATGAATAAGAGCAAGCGCCGCTCTTATAAACGATACAGAGGGCAAGGGAGAGTATGAACACCATGTTTGACGTACTAGAAGAAAACCCTTGGAAAGATTGGCAAGACTACGGCGGAGAAGGGTAGTAAAATCAACAACTTAGCGAGGCCCCGGGGGCCAGATAACCCATTGATTTCAATGGGTTTTTTTATGCAGAAAGTTGTTGACTTTTACGATTTATCTGTGCTATATTACACATACTGAAACGGCAAAAACAGGAGATGAAATGCCATATATTAGTAAGACGGATCGTGAGGAACTTGAGAACGGCGACTTGCCAGTAAATGCTGGAGAGTTGAATTATCTCATTTCTACTTTGGTGGATGATTTCATGCTTGAGCATGGTAAATCCTACAGCGTTATGAATGAGATAGTTGGTGCGCTAGAATGTGCCAAGTTGGAAATGTATCGTCGCATATGTGCGCCATATGAAGACGAGAAAATTGAAACAAACGGAGACGTTTACGATGTTATCAAAATCGCCTAAGATATATTCGGCAAGCAAAATTTGGCACGCTAACAAGTGGCTGGAAGCTAGGGATAAGATGGGATACAATGTTATCTCTGGCTGGATTAACGTGCCATGTGGCACACCAGAAAATCCAACAGGTGCAAAACTTCTTGACGCAAGTGAGAAGCGTGAGCTTTGGAGAGATTGCGCTAGAGAAGTAGCAGAAGCAGATATGCTAATTGCGTATGCCGAAGAAGGCGACAACCAGCGTGGTGTGTTGGTTGAGATTGGAGGTGCTTTGAGTGCAGGCACTCCAGTCTATTTGATTGGCGACTGTGATAGCTTTAGGGCGAGGGCAGATAGTGACGCGGCTTACGCTCATCATCCCTTGTTTATGAAGCTACCAACAAGCGATTGGAAAAAAGGCTACATGATGGCAATGACCGCTTATCGTGAAAGCGAAAAAGAGATTGTTGCGGAAAAAGCCTTAACTTTCCACACATGGGCAGAATCTCTAGCAAGCAGGTTTGAAACTGTCGATGGCTAATTACCATATCGCAATAACGGATACCTTGAGAAAATCAGGGTATACTAGCAACAAACAAAGAAACGCCAATGGTGATTGGCGTAGAATTAATGGGCTAAAAAAGCAATATGCGGAAAAAGGTTTTCCTGATGCTGTATTGGAGCGTATCTATACAAGAGAAGACAGTGACAATGCAGATGAGGAAACCTTAGCCGTTGAACAAGTCAGCCATGTATTAATGGGGTCGAAAGGTTTACACGCTGGAAACCAAGAAATACATGGTGACGGTTGGACAGAAATTTTTGAAGTAAGTCGAGAACAGCTTACAGGATATTTCGGAAAAGCCATTCAAATTTGTAAACGCCTAAACTGGGACACTGAAAAGATTGTCGATTGGTTAGAAGCCTATTGCACAAAAAAATTCGGTGTCGTCTCTTGGTCAGAGCATTGTTATGGTGAACCAAGAGAACACGGCA